TTTTTTGAGCTTGAGGATGATAATGGATACCTAGAAATCATGGAGGTGACCATTTACTTTAAAAATGGTACTGAGCAGAAATATACCAGAACTAATCTCAAACAAGAGAAGTGGCAGAAGACTTTACTATCAGACTTGGACACATTAGCAACAGCAGGTGGACTAAGAGGTAAGGCACAGATAGAACTTTGGGGATCTATGAAGGGGTGGGACAGTAGTTTTACATATGATTGGGTTTTTGCTGATTTAAAAAAGACAGAACACTTTGGTGGTAGAGGTGCAGGTGGAAAGAAAGTAAATAAAGGCGAACAATATGAACAAGATCTTGCAAGAAGTTTTTATGCTTATGGTGATGAAGGTGGTAAATATCCTCAACATGTAGAGCAAATATTAAAAGCGATATGTAAGACAGAAACAGATAAATGTTTTAAATCTGCAGAACATGTGGGTGGTAAAAACTCTCCACGTCCTATGGCACTAAAAGGTGGTGCTTTTTATATCTCAGCAGGTGGTCAGGACACTAAAGATCTTGGGTCTACGTTGACAGATATTACTTTAACCATAGGTAAACCAGGAACTAAAAATAATAAAAAAATATATCTATCGGTTAAGTTTGGAGACACATTATCTTTCTTTAACATAGGTGTTAGAGGTCCTAGAGATGCCGAAGCAGAAGGACTCAGAATATTTCCTAAAGCAGATTTAGAAAGTGGTTCGATTCCAGAGGTGGGGCAACGTTATTTGGATATGTTAGGTATAGATCATGGAAAATTTTTAGATGTATTTTCTAAGTATGATAAAGATGATAAAACACCTACAGTATCAGAGCATAGATCATCATATCAAATAGAAGGACAGGCAAAAAAAGATCTTGAAAATTTATGTGCTAGTGGAGTAGGTTATGGATACTGGATGGTACATTATACTGGAACAGATCTGGAGGTATACGAAGTGAATAGAGCATTTATGAATAGTGCTAGTACATTAACTAGTAATCAGATTGGTATTGATTATGGTGGTGCAGGTGGTGCAGGTAAGAGAATAGATATTAATTTTTCTACGAAGGAATATGATTTTAAATTTAATATTAGATCTAAATCTGGTGGAGAAATATACCCCACACATAGTAACGGAGATTATTATAAAAAATAATGGCAAATATAACACAGTTAAAACATTTAGAACATTTAGAAGATGAGATGCTCAACTATGGAGTTGAAGGTTGTCATGCTGCTGTCTCTTTTCTAAAAGAATTAAGACAAATGGTTGGTAAAAGTTCATCAAGTTTGATGCAAACCAAGTGGGATGGTGCACCCTCTATAGTATGTGGTCAACACCCTCTTACAGGTAGATTTTTTGTAGGAACAAAATCAGTCTTCAACAAAACAGAACCAAAACTATGTTATTTTGATGAAAATATTGACACATATTATGGTAATATACCTGACCTTAGAGATAAGATGAAGGTTGCTCTTAGTGAGTTTCAAAAGTTAGATATAAAAGGTGTAATACAAGGTGATCTTTTATATACTACCGATGTTAAAGAAGAAGAGGTAGATGGTGAGAAATTATATACCTTTAGACCTAATACTATTACCTATGGTATACCTGTAAATCATCCTTTAGGTGAGAAATGCAAATCTTCAAAGATTGGAGTGGTATTTCACACCCATTATACAGGTGATGATCTTGAATCAATGCAAGCAAAGGGTGGTGTTCCAGACAATATGATTAGTGAATCATCTGGGGTCTTAAACATTAAAAATACTACACCAATGACTGATGTTAATTTTACTACAGCTGAGTTTACTGAATTTGATAGACATGTAGAGGAAATTGAAAGGATGTGTAGATTTTCTGGAGCTTTTCTAGATGAATTGCTTGGTCTTAAGGGTACAAAGGGTGATGCTAAGTGGCATATATCATCATATATGAAACAGTTCTTTAATGATCAGATAAAGAAAGCACAAACCATTGCTAATCCTGACAAAGCATTGGCAGACATGATCAACTTCTATGATGGTAAAGTAAATGCTGCTGCTAGTAAACTAACAGCAAAGACACAGGTACAGAAAAAGAATTTAATTTATAAAAGTCAAAACTTTGCAGTGGATAATGCTGATAAGTTTAAAGGTGTACTTAAATTGTATAAAGAACTGCAAGCCTTGAAGACATTGGTAATAGGTAAACTTGATGAATTAGAACAAACAATTAAAACATTTGTTATGACTGATAAGGGTTATAAAATTACTGCTCATGAGGGTTATGTTCTACATAAAGGTGGGGACATGATAAAATTTGTCAACCGTATTGAATTTTCATACAACAATTTTACACTCGCAAAACAATGGCGGTAGAATTAGAATCTAGGATCTGCTATTTTACTTTTGGTAGATTTCAACCACCTACAGTGGGACATCAGGAGAACTTTGCAGCTGTGAAGAAGGCAGCTAGAGGTAATGACTATCGTATTTACATATCACAGACAGTAGATAATAAAGGAACTAACCCTTTAGATCCTGATACAAAATTAAAGTATATGATTAAGATGTTTCCTGAGCATAGAGGGAAAATTTTTAGTGGACCTAAAGATCCCGTCGGAGTTTTTCAAGACATTATGAAAGATGGATATCATGAAGCATACTTTCTTGTAGGATCTGATAGAGTCAGAGCAATGCAATGGGTAAAGAATTATAATCATAAAGATTATTCTTTCCGTAAGATGGATGTTATATCATCTGGTGACCGTGATGCAGACGGTGATACCTTTGCAATTTCTGGTACAAAAATGCGGAGAGCAGCAACCGCAGGTGATTTTAAAACGTTCAGGAAAGGTATTCCCTCCGCACTTGGAGATAAACCATGCAGAGAGTTAATGGTATTAATACACGATAACATGTAAAACCGTATAAATAAGTTTGATATGTACACATATATTAATGAAATCTTTTTCGGAGTTCGCGAAGAAATCACAAGTTGCGGAAGCAAATATCACCAAAGATAAGTTTTATAAGAACGAAGTCTATAAACAAGGTGAGTGGGTTCTTACTGAGAACGGACAAGTAGGAAAGATTTTACGTCGTGGACCTAACTATGTACTGTGTCTTACTGCTGAAGAAACAACCTTCCGCACTTGGATTACTAACATTAAAGAAGTCTTCGAGATTGGAACTGACGCATATCGTGAGTATGTAATGTCACTTACGCCTGGTCAGAAGACACAGAAACCTTCGGGCACAGTGAAAGTTAAGCAAACAATTCCAACACACCCTACTAAAGATAAGATGAGCCACCACGAGTCAAAAAGTTTAGCACAGATAGCTGCTGAAACAGGTTTAAATACCGCATTCAAATCCATTGAAGAGACATGGAGATATGATAAGTCCGCAATCATGGGTAACAAAGACGTAAAAGGTCTTGGTGCTGATGGCGTAGGTGGTGGTGACGCACCTGGTATGAAACTTGCAGAACCAGATGGAACTAAAGGTAAACCAGCTATTAAAAAGGTACAACATTCTTGTGCTACTAAGGTAGAACATCCAGAATGGGGTGCAGGTAATTGTTTAAAAGAACAGCATACATTAGATGAGCAAGGTAACGTCAGTCATTATGATGTTATGTTCAATCATGGACTAGAACAGAATGTTCCTGTAGAATCTATGAAGATTACTAGAGAAGGTATGCATGAGCATGCAATCAATCCAACTAAGTCCCAAAGAGAAATTGATGCACAACCTCCCAATCAGTTTGTTGATGACGAACTTTCAGCTGAGGTGAAGACAGAGAGTAAGAAAGCAAAGAAAGATTACGATGGAGATGGTAAGGTAGAGTCTGGTAAGGACGAGTACTTTGGATCTAGAGATAAAGCCATCAAGAAAGCGATGGGTAAGAAGGATGTAAAGAAAGAAGAGAACGTAGAAGAAGGTAAGAAAGGTCTCTGGGATAACATCCATGCTAAGAGAAAGAGAGGAGAATCTCCTGCAAAGAAAGGTGACAAAGACTATCCCAAGACATTAAATGTTGAAGGTGACATGAAGACAGCACGTAAGAACGTTGGTGCATCTACTTGTTGGGATGGTTACAAGGCAAAAGGAACCAAGAAGAAAGGTGGTAAGACAGTTCCTAACTGTGTTAAAG